GTTGCTAAAGTCTTTGGATCATGTACGCCAGTCATATAAAGTCCCGCTGCAACTGATGCTGCTGCACGAAGATAAGATAGGCCGATTTGTTTCATTTTTTCTTGATTCATTTTTTCTCCTTAGATGAAGGTTGGCTTGCCGAAACCTACTATAAAGACAGGGAGTTTGCGTTTGTTATCGGCCTTGTAAGCGCGAACCTTCATGCAAACTTCTCCGCCATTGGCTTGTGAGCCAGTAGGTTTTTTATCTGGACTTGTATTGCCCTCAACGGTCACGACTGTGCCATCAAGATTATCTTTAACTACGATTCCCACATGTTCTACTGCGTTGCCACCTTTTACAAAATCAAAGAACACTACATCTCCAGGTTGTGGAGTAGCAGTGGCAGCATCAGTCCATGCTTTCTTGCTCTTAAATTCTTCTACACCTGCTGGCGTATAAACGCAATTAGGTAGTTTTAATGCTGGCGTAATATGCGCCCCACACCACATGACGAAACTTCCACACCATGGTTGTCCATTGTGTTTAGTAAACTCGCCATACTTAGTGAGGTTATCGCCTTCTTCAATGACGCCAATCTCTGCTCTAGCCTTGGCTACAAAATCTTCTTTTTGACCCATTACTTAACCGCTTTCTTATCAACCTTGGCAAAAGCAGCGTTGATCTCTGCGGAAGTTAATTTACCATCATCAAGGAAACCACGGGCTAGATTCTCGATAACAGTTGCCACGCCTAACGTACCAGCCAGTATTGCAGCCTTAGTAGCTGAGATGCCTATGACTGAACCTGCACCTATCACTGATAAGCCAGAGGCTGCAAAGACTGCAACGATTCTGGCAAGGATGTTCCACAAACTGCTGACCATTACTTATCCCTTGGGTTTCGCAATGAGAATGTTAATATCCAAAGTAAGATTGAAATAATAATGGCATAACCAACGACAGTCTTAGCACTGCCTGTTAGTACAAGCCATGCACAAAAAAGTCCTACAAGGGTAAAGTTCTGGTTTGCCATGTCTGAAAAGAAATCACGGATTCGCTTCAAGGTTTTCTCCTAAACGCTGTTGCTTGGCTGATGACTGTCGTGATAACCAGAATCTTTTTTGCTTTCTTTCTAGTAATCGGTGACATATCGTTACCTATGTTTGCAAGGGCAACATAGGCTTGGTTTACTGCTTGGATTGCAGCACCTGCGCCTGGAATTGCATCCAAAGCTGCTGGCACTTCAACTGGCACTAACACGGTTGGTACTGCGACGTCAGGGGCGTTAAAGGTAACTCCGCCTGGCTGCCCAATAAATGTATCTACAATTGTAATGGCATCTACTGGAATAGGTAATCCAGAGCCAGGAGGTGGTGCTGCTGGAGTAAGTGTTCCATCCTCTTGCACAACTTGCGGCTGACTCTTAGTTCCGAAAAATGCAATGCCACCGTTTTCAACTCCAGCAATATCTACTTGAACATGTGCAACCAATACTTCTACTGGTGCTTGCTTAGGAGTAGTCTCTGGCAATTGGTCTGGACTATTTGGTGTCAGACCTGCTACGACAGGAGGCAATGATGGTGGTACTGGTTTTTCTATTGGTATTGGTTCCACTGGCACATCAACTGGCGGCACCTCAACAGGAGGTGGGACCACAACTGGCTCGTCTGTTGGCGGTACTGGAGGCGCTGTTTCTTCTGTTGGCGGTTGCACTGGCTCTACTGGTGGTTCTGTAGGTGGTTCTGTAGGTGGTTCAGGTATAACAGCAGGAGGTTCTTCTACAGGAACTGGAGCTGGTTCTTCTACAACAGGTGGTGGCTCAACAGGAACTGGAATTGGTTCTGCAACTGGAACAGGTACAGGAATTGGTTCTGGGGCAGGTGGTGCTGGTGGTTCTAATACTGGTACTGGTACAGGAATTGGTACAGGTTGTGGTTCTACAACTGGAGGTTGCACAGGAATCGGTGCAGGAACAGGAACAGGAATTGGAACAGGAGTAGGCTCTGGTATTGGTTGAGGCGAAGGAGTTGGTGATGGCGTTGGGACTGGGAGTGGCGTTGGCTGTACTGGCACTGGCGTACTGGTATCTACAGGAGATGGAGTAGGTGATGGTGCAGGTGGCAGAGGTGTATTGGTTGGCGAAGGTTCGGGAGTTGGAATCTGCGTTGGTGTTGGAGAAGGCGAAGGCGTTGGTTCTACAGTCGGAGTTGGACTTGGCGTTGGTACGGACGTCGGACTCGGAGTTGGAATTGGTTCGACTGAAGGCGAAAGTGAAGGAGTTGGAGAAGGAATATCCGTTGGGGAAGGACTGGGCGTAGGAGCTGGTACTACAACTTCAGCCGTTACAACTGGAGCAACAAGAACTCTTGTAAGTCCTGCTTGTTCTAAAGTAACAACACGACCATCAGGTAAGCGAACGCCCGTGCGTGTATTAAGCCCAGCCTGTACATCAGAAAGATAAGTGATAGTTAAAGTGTTATCGGCGTTAATCGCAGCCGTTACAACAATGGTAGATAACGGAGTTCCAGCAGCGTTAGCACCATACGGGCGAACTGCTAGGTCAACCTGAAACCCTGCTTGGCTAGAAGTAATAATCAAATGCTCATCTGGCGCTCGCCATCCAGCAGGATATGAGTTGGATGGGTTTGGGTTAGCGGGATCAAGAACTACCCAGTCGTAGGCATTAACTGAAATAGAAGGAGTGTTGGGGAAGCTACTGTAATTATTATCTGGTGTGCCAAAGACAATTGTTGAGTTAGTAGTTGCATAGACTGCCGTGTATTGAGTTCCTTGAAAGTTAATGGCAGTAGGTAAGGCCACTTGGTAGGAAACATCATCTCCACCGCAAGTGTCTTGGACAAGGACAGGGGTTGCAGTTGCTGTTTCAGAACCTGGCACTGGGTTTTGGGTATTAAGAACCGTTGCAGCAGTAGATGCAGCAGCAACAGTTTGGGCAGTAGTGATACAAGTTGCCTCAGACAAAGTAGGGTAAAGCAAAGAAGTTCCAATGATAAGGAACATGGCAGCAAATAGGCGGGGAAGCCTCACTATGTTGGCCTTTCGGTTATTTAATGTTTATCAGCAATCAAAATAAATAAATCATCAATCCGTTTTTCTAAGCGATTGATTGAGTCTTTCATCGAACTGCCTCCGTTGGGCTTTAGTTCGGCAAGATAAGATTTGACCATCCATCTGACTGATCCAGCGAGCGCTCCTAAAAGGGAGCAAAAAGCTACGGCTGTAACAATATAAGCAGATATATCCATGGTCAGCACCTTACGGTTGTAAATTACATAATGAAATAAATTGTAGCATTAGACTAATTTTTTAGAGTAAATTGACCAATGACCTTGTGCGTCCTTGGGCTAATTGTGTGTAAATTTGTGTTGTTGCCACACTTGTGTGGCGCATAAGTTCTTTTACTGCAATCAAATCTCCGCCAGATTTTTCAAGCATTGTTGTTGCAAAATAATGTCGAAGCGAATGAAAGTGTTTAGCTTCACTTCCAAGTATTCGTCGCATTTCATTGGCTGCTTTGGCTGAAAACTTGTTAGGGTCAATCTTCCACAATCTATCTAGCGTATTGTGAGATTTAATCATTTCGGCTACAACAGGGCTGATAGGGATAACAAGATCAGTATTACCCTTACCAATAACACTTAACATTGGCCCTTCATCGGTTTCAATAAGGTCTGCGCCGCGTACTTTGGCAGCTTCCATACAACGTAAACCTGCCATCCCACCTAGGATAAACCAGTCTTTGTAGGGCTGTGTAGCCTCTGCTAGCAACTTTGCATACTCTGCCTTGGTAACGGGCTTAGGAACGCCCCTACCAGCCTTTACATCTGGCAAATCTAACGCTGGATTGTTTTCATTTACTAAACCTAGTTTGTTTAGGTGCTTGTAAATTGAGCGTAAGCGAGAAACATAGTTAGCCTTGGTGGACTGTTTAGTGGCAGCCAAGACAATTTTTTCTAAATCTTCACGAGTAGCGATAGCAGGATGCACCCCAATCCTGCGGATAATCTGCCAATCCGTGCGTATTACATAAGGGCTAAAGCCCGATGAGTCATAGCGGTTCTTGAGCTGACGGTAAATCTCTTCCATTGGTACTAAGTTAGGAGTTTTCATACACCAAATCCTAGTCTAATTCAAGCATTGACCCTTATGACACGCCGTTAGTTTGAAGCTGATCATAACTCTCAGTCAAGTTAGCCCAGTAGTAATTTAGCCTCATCTGCGGTAATGCCTAATTTGGTTAAAAGTGCTGCTTTGTCGGCTTTGGCTTGTTCTGTTTTTGCTTTTTCAGCAGCCATTAATTCTTGGTCTGCCTGAAATGCAGCATATTCTTCATTGGTCATTTCGCGGTCAATAACTTCATCAGTTGAAGTATCGTGAATTCTTATAATTGGATTTGTCATTTTTACGCTCCATAAATTCTGACGGTTCCAGCAAGGGTTCCACCATTAGAATAAGTAATTGTTAAATTATTAAGTGCTGATGAACCAACGTCTATACAGCCAGATGCAAACGCAACGCCTTGAACGCCGCCGGAATAAGTTTCACCATAAGAAAACCACGGTTTGAATTGAGTTGAACCTGAGCGTGAATAATCCATAATTTCAACTGCGCAAGTAACTCCGTAACCAGAATTGGGAGTATTTTGTCCAAGTGGATACATATAACCAATACTAGGATTTACCCAAGCAGTACCGTTACTATCTTTATATGATGTAAAAGTTGAACCAGTTGCGGTATTAGGTGCAATTCTTAAATAACCACCAGTAGTATTTTGTGAAACTTGGTCAAACATTACAATTAATTTTGTGTAACTTCCTGAAATGCTTGCTATTGCAGTGCTAGTGCCTGAAAGTGAAGTCGTGCTTAATAAAGTCATACCACCACTTGAAGGTGTAGCCCATTTAATACCAGTTGCAGCAGTCGAATCAGCGGTTAGTACCTGCCCATTAGTTCCTACTGCCAAGCGAGCAGGAGTATTGTCAGCCGTAGCCGTATAAATATCACCTTTAGCATCTGGTAAATCTACAATTGCTGAAGTTACTTGTGCGCGACTCATTTATGCACCTGCCTGTGGTGTAGAAGGAATGGATAACTTGGATGGGAGTGTGTCTTGTGCCGCTAATTGGGCATCGTAAGTGGACTTGAGCATTGACGTAAATTCGCCGTTGCCACGGTCAATTATGGCGTGAGTATTTACTACGCCGTGTGATTCGATATCTACAAAAGTTACATTATCCATTTTTACAACTCCGCACTAAAGCCAAGATAAGCAGTCGTTGAATTGTTTGCTAGCACGCGACCATAACGACCAGCGGTTGCACCTGATACAGTTGAATTAACGCTTGTCCCAAAAGGAGTAACTGTCGCAGTATCTATTGCAAGAGATGACATTGCATAAGTGGCTCCTGTTTGGTCTTGCGCAGTCAATGTTGAAAAATCTATTGAGGTTGGTGCTACACGCATTGGTACAGGGAATTGAACGCTTGGATAGTAAGCCGTCGAACTGGTGAAGTAACCAGCATTTACCATAAGTCCGTAAAGTGAACCTGATGTGTTGCGATAGTAATACCGCTGACAAGCGGCTAACTCCCCCTGGAGTGTTGCTGCATAGGTACGGAAAGGCAATGCAACGCTTCCGACATCAATTTGAACGCCTGTTACCTCAAAGTAATCGGCGGCACCTGCGGTACCTACGGGAGTATATTCAAAACCAGTAGATAATTCAGTCAAACTACTTGACAATGTAGCAGTGCCAGAAAATCTTTGCCAAGAAGTTGTAAGTGTTGCACTGACAATTATCGGTTGTGCTAAACCTGTGTAACCAGATAAAACATTTTGGTCTGTGCCCGTACCAGTCAATAGTTTTGCTGAAAGTAAATCTGCTGCTGATGAATAATTTGCACCTTTTCTAGCATAAAAAGAAAAAGTTACTGTTTTACCTGCAAATGGTATTGAGTTAATACTTTCAAAAGATTGGTAAAATGCAAAACTACTCGTTCCAGTTTGACTAACATTTTTTTGCACTCTTGCGCAGTATTGGATATTAGGCAGGTTTGTTGTATCGCCCGTTGCTTGTCTTGAAATTGTGCTTGCTCCATTAGCACCAGTATTGCTATTCCACCTGTCGGCTGAATATGTAGCAGTTGATGATGCTGCAACAGAAATTGAGGTTCCGCGTTGCCAATTTTGAAACGCTGAGTTTAGAACTGGATTGGATGCGCTAGGAGTAGCCGACCAGCCTAAGCCTGTGGCATTGGCAGAGTTTGCAACGAGTGTTGATCCGTCAGCTCCAACTGCTAGGCGGTCAACCGTATCTGCAGCAGTACCAACAATAAGGTCGCCCTTAGCATCTGCAATAGTCTTAGCAATCTCAGAGTGGCTATGTCCACCTACTCCAATTGGATACCAAACATTGTCGGTTGCATCCCAGACATAGCCTGGTCTGGTCGTGTTGCTAAATGTAGCCATTAGTTAGTTCCTCCAAGGAGTAGTGCTGCTTCTTCTTCTGTGATGCCTAAACGGATAAGGAGTGCTGTTCTATCTATTTCGGCTTGTGCCTTGGCTGCTTTAATTGCATCACCTACAACCTTATCGGTGGCAAGTTGTGCCAATTCCTCAGCGTTCATCTCTCTTGTAATGACTTCGCCTGTTTCAACATTATGAATTGTTATTGTTTCAATTGTCATTATTTCACCCCGTATAATACATAAGTGCCTTGTGAGGCAAAATTAGAACCAGCAGTTTTTAATTCTAGTTGAGTAATTGCGGAGGTTGATGAATAACCTAAAACACCCCAAGTTGTTGTTTTACTACTTAAATTATTATTAAAATATCCTTGAACATAACCAGTTTTATATCCTGTAGTTTGTGCATAACTTGGAAAATAATATACAAAAGTATTATAAGTAATACTTGCCATAAAACTTGAACCTAAACAACCATCAAAAAATGAATATCCATTATTTGTTTGTTGCGTTAAAGTACCACCAATATTTCTTATGCCTGTAACTTGATAATTGGCTGCTGTTGTATCTCCATTTATTCTTACTCCACCTGTGTCATTAACTGTGGTTACTACATTGTTAAGCACTAAATATAAATCTGTATAACTACCACTAATTGAGGCTAAACTTAAATTAGCCACTACTGAGCCGCTTGCAAGGGATGTCATTCCACCGCTTGCAGGTGTAGCCCAACTAGGCACACCAGATGCCACAGTCAACACCTGACCAGTAGAACCAACACCCAAGCGAGCAGGTGTGTTAGCCGCAGATGCGTACATAATATCGCCTGTTGTAGTCAATGTTGATTGTGGTGAGGCTTGCCAGGCAGGAATTCCACCAGTAACACCTAAGACTTGGTTTGTCGAACCAACTGCTAGACGAGCAGGAGTGTTAGCACCTGATGCGTAGATAATGTCACCAGTAGTAGTAGTCAAAGCCTTAGCAATATAGGTAGTTGCAGCAGCAGCAGTTGTAATCGTATCTGTGTATGCCACCTGCAAGGCAGCAATGATTTCTACAATATCGCTTGTAACTGTTGCAACGCTAAGTACTACGCTGGTACCAGTAGTTGCTGTGTAATCAGAACCACGAGATAGAAGTACACCGTTAAGGAATACCTGCTCATACCCTGGGGTATAGGCAAGAACATTTGTTGTATCATCTGTACCACTAAGAGTCGTAGTTCCGTTAGTTGGTGATTTAGACCAACGAGTTACTACTGTAGTTGGTGCAGTGCCATCTGTATCTACCCAGATAAGTCCATCTGTAGGAGATGAAGGTTCAGTCGGGTCTGCTACAGAACCAGCGACAGCAGACCAAGAGGCAGCAGTTCCGTTGGTTGTGAGGTACTTACCAGAGTTGCTTGTCTGTGAAGGCAGAGCATCTACTGTTCCCCAAGAAGAAGTTGTTCCATTGGTAGTCAGGTATTTGCCTGAGTTAGATGTCTGTGAAGGAACTACATAAGTAGTTGAGTCAGTAGCAACCAAAGTTTTAGATGAAGGAATTGTAGTTCCATTGACGCTAGTAGCAGTAGCTACTCCCAAGACTGGAGTTACTAGCGTTGGGCTAGTATCCATTACAAATTTGGTGCCAGTACCAGTTTGTGATGCAATAGCAGTTGCTGATCCAGTAGATGTAATAGGTCCAGTCAAGTTGCTAGGAGCAATTGTTACGCCATCTACATAGGCTTTTGTTGCAGCATCTGTAGTTGTAGTAGGAGTTCCAAGACCTGTAATCTTATTGGTTCCCATTGCAATTGCGCCAGACATTGTTCCACCTGCAAGTGGCAACTTAGTTGCAATAGAGTTAGTTACTGTTGTAGAAAATGAAGCATCGTTACCAAGTGCAGCAGCCAACTCATTAAGAGTATCAAGTGTTCCTGGTGCAGCAGCAACTACGTTATCAACTGCTGTTTTTACAAATGCTGTTGTAGCAACCTGAGTTGTATTTGTTCCAGCAGTAGCTGTTGGGGCAGTTGGAGTTCCAGTCAATGCTGGACTTGCCAATGGTGCGTATGTGCTTGATGCTGTAGCAGTTGCCAACTTAGAATCTAATTGAGTCTGGATAGACGAAGTAACACCGTCAACATATCCAAGTTCAGTTGCAGATACTGTTGAGGATGGAGCAATTTTTGTCCAAGCGATAGCAGCGGATGCATTGATGTCTGCATCTACAATACTGTTTGTCTGGTTTAACTTGCTGTAAGCAATCTGAGCAGATGAGTTAATGTCTGCGTTAACGATAGTATCGTTGGCAATCATTGTACTAGTGACAGTTCCTACATCAGTCAAAGTTACTGCTGTACCTGAAATCTTTGTCTTATCAATTGCTGCTGATGCATTGATATCAGCATTAAGAATTGTGCCATCAAGAAGCATTGTGCTTGTGACTGTACCAGTATCGCTTGTCTTAACAAGCGTTGCACTAGTAGGAATTGTTGTTCCATTGATGCTAGTTGCTGTTGCTACACCGAGTACAGGGGTGACAAGGGTTGGGCTAGTAGCAAAAACGCTTGATCCAGTTCCAGTTTCATCAGTTAACGCTGCTGCTAGGTTTGCACTAGATGGGGTGGCAAGGAATGTAGCAACTCCTGTACCAAGACCTGACACACCAGTTGAAACTGGCAGCCCTGTTGCATTTGTAAGTACACCAGATGCTGGAGTACCAAGCGCTGGAGTTACAAGAGTGGGAGATGTTGCAAATACAAGTGATCCGCTACCTGTCTCGTCAGACATGATTGAAGCAAGTTGCGCAGAAGTCGTTGCTGTATGAGCAGTAAGATTAGAGTTAACGTGAGAATTTGCTTCATCAAAGTCAACAGCCATTGGAGCTGGATAGCAAACTGCTCCTGCTGTGTGGGATGAAGCAGTAGTATTATCGTACCCACGTGTAGTAACTGTTACTGTGCCAGATACCTGAGATGTACAAAGAAGTTTTTCTTCACCAGCTAGTCCTGGGTCAATAATCATTGTGAATGAGCCAGTAGGCCATCCTGTGTACGCTGTCAACGAAAGGGATGAAGATGATGAAGTTATACCACTTGCTAAAGTAGTCTGAACTGCAGCGCCCTTATATTCACGTCTTGCCATATTAACCTGCTATCTCTCTGAATTGAGCGTAGAACGTACCTCTGACGTAACCCTTAGTATTAAACGCTTCTGGCAGCCATTGGTAATCATACATCACGGCCTGAGAGACGGTATTTCCGATTTGTAAAGTTGCAATCTTTTGGCTCTTATGAAGTCCAATAAGAAAATCAAGTTCTGTTGTTACATCTAGTGGGTAATCGGTACCACCTGCTGAAACTGTATCAAACAATAAAATTGGGATGTCCCATTGTCCAGTACGGACAGGCGCAGGGTATGAGCGCAAAGTCCATCGGGTAAGAGTCGGAGATACGTTGCTTGCTGGAGTTAAAGTAGCAGTCAACTGAAATTCTTCTCCAAATAATTGACGGCAAGGAAAAGCATTAGTTGGAGAAACACTAGTAGCAACTGATGAAATGCCAATGGTCTTAGCAGCTTTGCCATCTGCTGAAATTGCAAATGATATAGACCCATTAAGAGGTTCATGCTTTGTATCTAAAAACATTGCTACTTTGGGATCAGTAATGCCATAACTTGTTGTGCCAACCGTGATATTTCCAGTAGATACTGGAGTACTGGCTGTTTCATAAAATAAACCAACGCCATCTACTGTAAATAATCTAAGGTTATTAAACGTTTGAACAGTTCGTACTGCTCCTTGTCCATCTGCCATAAGATCACTGGCATAGGCTGGAGTAAGAGTAGAAGTAAATGAAGTCAAATCTAAACGGCCTAAGCCAGTTGAAGAAATGTCATAGTTAGTCAAACCGTACCAAACAAAACGGTCTTGACCTTCAAAACAATAAACAGTTGCATCGGTCTTTGTAAGTGAGCCTAAAGTTAATGAACCATCTGAATTGACAGAACAAAAACGAATACCACGATTTGAACCAATAAGAATATAGCCAAGGTAAGAACCAAGGGACGCAACAATTTCTCCATCTGGAAGTTCTGCTGCAACGATAGGTACATCTAATGCAGTTCCATCAGCTTTAATTGCCGTGCGATAGATAAGTGATTTATCTCCAGCATATCCCGCTGCATAAATCTGTGACTGACCGCCAACAATATCAACCCAAGTAAAATTGCGCCCAGATAAATCAAGCAAAGCTGTAGGCAAAGCGCCAGTAGCAGTAATGTTATACAACTTACCACCGCCAGCAGCCATAAGACGTGACTTTGTAAATGAAACTAAAGTTACTGTTCCTGTTGAATAACTTGAAACAGATGACGCACCTACAATTCCAGAATAAATACCATTAGTATTATTAGCAGTCCAGATAGTATTACCGTCTGTTGTAATAGATAAAGGAGAACCAGTCATACCTGTAGCTGAACTCCAACTAGACAAAGCACCAGAAGAATAATTAAGTGCAGTTCCATTTGTTAAATAAACATAAGTTCCAGCAACTAAACATTGAAGCCCTGTATTGGTTGATGTCTTTACGTTTGAAGTTGTATTAAGCAAGGATACTTTCCATTGATCCCAAGGGTTAACACCTTTGCTGGAATAAAAACGGTTTCCATTGCTATTGGCACGGTCATAGTGAACCTGTCCTGCGCCATAGTGCCATGAATCTTGTGATCTACGCCAAAACTGTTCTGGAGAAACTGATTGTTCACCAGGGGTATTTGAGTTATCTGCCTGAGTTCTAAGAAGTGGCAAAGAAGTTTTCTTAAACTTTCCACCCCATACGCCAATTGCTGTTGATTCCCATTGAATTTGGTAAGGATGTCCTGCTACTGCAACTGGAAAAGGATACGGAACTAATGGGCTTGTTGAAGCACCAGAGTAAAATGCAGGTGTTGGTTCAACGTAAGGAGTATCGTACCTAAGCGAATCTTCTGGAGTGTACTTTGTAGTATCCATTAATTAACTCTTAAAACTTGGGTATAGCGCATCCAGGCGCCCTGCTTCTGCTGCAATACGTTGCTGACGTAGTACTTGTAAATTACGAACTGATTGCATTACAGCACCTGGTGCTACTTCACTAGCACGGCGAGTATCTCCCTGTGACTCTGTAAAGTTTCGCTTAATTTCACGACCAGCCATAAGGCGAATTGCAGCTCCCAACGGTGGAAGATCAAGTGCGCTATCAAGTAATCCAGTTGTACTTACATCAGTTGTAATTAATGATGGAATAGTAAAATACTTACGGTAAACAATACGTACATTGTAACCAGGATAAGCAGGTTGAAATAATTGTAATGAAATACCTGATGGAAATTGTGAAGTAATAGCATCACGATTTAAGCGCCACCCACTTGAGTTAATGCGCGGATTATCCATTTGTGGTCCAGGAGTTAAATATTTAACTTCGTAGATGGAAATAAGATTATCTGCTGAACTAAGATCATAACCATTAACAATAGCGTTGTAAGTAAGATCAATTGTTCCAGTATCAAATAAAGCACTAGAAGGAGATGACAAATCATACAAATCATCTTTAAGGGCTTTCCAAATTTCATTATCTGTAAAGCGTGGGCTTACCTTTACTACGCTGCCTGATGCTGCATTAGCATCTGTAGATGAATCTTCTCCTGCTGAAATTGTTGCTACCTGACCATCAACTGACCAAACATAAAATGTGTTAAGTCCAATAGATAGACGTGCGCCTGGGCGGATTCCGCCAAGTGGATAAGTAAAAGTGAGCGTTGTATCACCAGCAGTGTATGCAGTAGATAGTTTATTTCGTTCTTCTGCGTAACCACTCATTAAATAAGAACGAGTTGAATTGATCCAGTCATTACCTGTTGTCATAAATTCACCGCTGTCGTATTAGGGTTGTAAACGCTTGTACCTGTAATAGACTCAATGGCATTTACTGTAGCTTCAATCTTCTTTGCTTGCCCTGGCATTACCTTGCCAGATTCAACTTCAAAACGGGTTTCAGCTTTAGAGGCTAACTCTGCTGAGCCATCAATACGGGGGGGTTGCAGCCCTTGTGCGCGTAGCGCTTTGTATGCTGGCATATCTTTGTTCCAGCGCTTCTCTCGCGCCTCTGTAGCGGCGGCAACAGGGCTTCGTGTAGGCATTCCTGATGAGCCAAAAGAAATTGTGGAAACCTTACAAACAAAACAACCTTCAACATATTCGGTATGTTCCGCGTGGTTCATTGGCTCCCCTTCTTCAATAGGCAATGTTAGCACCATAGCCAGCAGCGGTAAGTTGAACCGCTTCATCTGCTGTAATTTCGTAAGAGTGTCCGCCGTAGTAAACCTTTTTAACTCCTGGGGTCGTTGCAGTTGCTGTCCACAAAGGAGGTTGTGATTCTGAAATAACGTTATCTGTACTTACCCATACATTTGCTCCACGTGGAATTGAAGCCTTGAAATAAGCAAATGGGCGTTGCTGGTGTTTTGGGGTTGCTGGAGAAATGACTGGAACAAACACCCGTGAAGGTGGAGTAAATGTTGGCATTTCAATCCTAACTATAAAGGGTAAAGCGGGGGAGAGACTAGAAAGGTATAAGAGCCTCTCCCCCTAACTCTAATTACTGTCCGATTGAAGAACCTGATTCAATGCGGTATAGAGCAGCCTGACGCAATACGCCGTAACCGACGAAGTGCTTCCAACCTACACCAGTGAAACGACGCAATGTATCAATAACTGGTACATCTACGATCTGAGCTTGCTCGCCGTATCCGCCACCAGTTGAGAATGCCTTGGCTAGTGCCTGGCGACCCATTACAAGTGTTCCATAAACGTCAACTGAGTTAACAACAAGTGACAATGAAGTACCCGCTGCTACTGCTGAAAGACCAGCAACAGAAACTGTAAGAGTTGTTGTTGTTGGAACTGTTGCAACTGTGAACTGAGCATTGAAGCCAAGCTGTGAAGCTGAGGCTGTACCTGAAGTTGCTGTAGCACCTGAGATTGTCAAAGTGTCACCAACTGCAAGACCATGAGCAGCAGAAGTTGTAATTGTTGCTACTGAAGAAGCAACAGCAATTGTTGAGATTGTGTATGAGTTTAATCCGCCATCAGCAAAGAATGGTGCGCGTGGTGTTTCCATGAACTGTACGCCCTGGAAATTACCGATTACGCCATTGTAGATACCTGATGGATCAGAGTAAACGTGTGGGTCTGACCAGTTTGTTCCACCAGTCGCGCCACGGAAATCGTATGAAGCATCTGGGTGGATTAGACCCTTGTACATACCATTGAATGTTGCTACGTTGTTCTTACGAAGTGAAGCAACTGCCTTGCGGACGTCGTTACCTGTAAGTGTGTTTGTCTTTGCAAGTCCAGCGCGTGTTGTGCCAGATGTGTATGCAACG